CGATAGAGTGTGCAGTAATCAGAGCTGGTGTAAGCCCTTGTGTCATAAGAGTACGGACGTTAGCTTGAGTGATTTTAGCAGATGAGACAAAGGCTTGGGCTATTTTGCCTGGGAAAGGAAGTGTGCCAGCGTTTTGTGAGCCGATTTCCAAGTTCCCTGCTTGGACAAGTGCCGTAGGGTTTGTACCGACGCGAGCAACAAAGGCAGGTACGTCAACTCCGTCGATCATTACATAGCTAGTAGTTGAAGTAGCTGTAAATGCCGACATATCAAGTTGTGCCGATACGTGAACCCACTTATTCAGAGGTACGGATTGGTAGGACTGGACGTAACTAACATTTCCAGCACCAGCGTTGAATCCAGCAAACTGGATTTGACCCGTACTCAATATAACCAGAGTCCAACCACTTGTTCCGTTATAGCGCGACGCTATTGTGCTGTTGGCGTAGCTACTCAGCTTCACCCACGCACCTGCTACAAAGTCATCTGTAAACGTCATACCAGCAGGTGTAGTCTTAGAGAAGTAATCATTTGTACCGTCGAAAGTTGCACATTGAGTTGGTGCTGCAACAGATCGAACAGTACGAAGTCGTTTACCAGCAGATAGACGGTCTGAGTAATCAACTGCAGGGAATGTGCCTGTGTATGATCCGTTACCATTTGCTACTACTGTCGTCATTGTCTGAGCAAGTGCAGTGTAGTCGGCAGGGACAGCCGCAGAGATATTAAGAGCTGCTTGAACTGCAGAAGTCTTGAGTGTACCGTCTTGGTTCGCGTGAGCCTGGACGTTAGTACTAAGCATATTAAAGTGAGTTGCTGAGTCATAATCAACAATTGTTGCACCAGAGGAGTGACCAACACCAGTGTTACCTTCAGTCCATACACAGTTTGTAAATCTTGCAGGAGTTGATGCCTTAATACCTGTAAAGGTTGCTTCGCTTGCTGTACCAGCATCTACTGTAAGTACAGCTACTTGTCCGTCTGTATATTCAGTATTGGCGTTAACTGGAACAGTTCCTGCTCCTGCACTAATAGAAGCTGAGAGGTTATTTGTATATGTTTCACTTGCTGTTGCTAGTAAGCTTGTGACTCCTGTAATATCTGCCATTTTGTTTTTCCTTTTTAGCTAGAGTTTATGTCTGCTTTTTGTCTATTAAACTATTGTTATTGTATCACTTACTCGTCGAAAAGTTCCCAAGATCGTGGCTTTCCAGCTTGTGTTGGAGTTCCCTTCATTTGAAGTGTTCTGAGAATGTAATCAGCGTTAAGATCTGTCGTGTTAACTCGGTACTGGTAGGCGTTAATATCTTCTTGAATACTGAAGTATCGTTTCGTCGATGGTTCAGAGTAAGAAACAACTGGCGTACTGGTATCAGTCCATACGTGATCTCCCCATGCATGCGTAGTCCATGAGTGCTTCGTTGTGTTCGGACGAATCCACTTTGGTTCACCTAGTCGTTTAAATCCATCTTCCCTGGTAATACCAGACAATTCAATCTGGATAGAGCCTTGTGGTTGTGCAATCTCAATCTCACCTTCTTCAGACCACATAAATTCAAAGCGGTCTTTCGGGTTAACATGCATCAGCCCAGTAATGAGAGAAGTCTCAAAGGCTACACCGTAATCCCCTCGGATAGAGTTAGAAATCTCAGAGAGTGTTGTATCGCCTTGTTTCCAACAGAGTAGGTGGTGATCTTCATCAGGGGTTGTGTCTGTATATTCAAAGAACCTGTTGAAGCCAATCGTGAAGCCTTCAGGTAGCCATGCTTTACGCTCAGTATCAAAGATGATCGTGTAGTTGTTTGTGTCTGACTCATAAGGAACTGACATATATACCCTTGCATCTTGGAAATGAGCTGCGATACCAGAAGCTGCAGACTTTCTAATACGTTGCACATGAGGTCGAATGTTCGCAGATGCTTCATCAGTAGACAGCAAGTTCAAGAACTGCGCCCTAGATCCTAAGTTATAGATCGCTTGAGAGTTGTAGTACATGTAATCGTTAAGAACGTTGACCACTGAATCAGGTGCATCTGTACCCCTAGAGCCTGGTAGTTTGAAGAAGTTTGGTACAGGGAAGCTAACATCACCAATGGTGAAGGTTTCAAGTGTGCCTTGTAGGACCGCACCCTTACCGTCTTTAGAGCGGCACCAGATCGTCGCGACAGGATCGTTGTTACCTTTACGGTAGTCTTCTACCTTGATCGGTTTGAGTTGTCCACCTTTTTGCCAGTCTAAGTAAGTCGACTCATAGGCAGAACCGAATGAACCAATGTACCTACCAGCACCAGAGATCCATACACGATATGGGTAGTCTCGGTCATTAGTAGCGTAGATCCTAGAGCCAATCAGTGACATATCCGCAACACGTGGTCCTTGCGTCGTATTTGAGTCAGGAGCAGTTACAGAGACTTGTTCGATAGCAGAGCCTTTATCGTTGTAGGTAGTGGCAGTGTCAACACTATCTATGTAGCATTCTTCACCAGCAGTCAGACCAACAAAGATGTCATAACGTGACGCACCAGCCACTGCACCCCATACAAAGGTAGTGTAGTTAGTGGTGTCAAATTCAGTTCGTACTCGGTTCACTGCAACAGTGAGAGCAGAGCTAGCGATTGTGTAACCGACTTCATTTACTGCAGTCACTCGGTAACGGTACGTATATGGCGTTGTTCCACTTGTCAGTCCTGCAGTTGCAACAAGAGATACAGGCGTAGGGGTAGGTAAGGCAGTATATACAGCTAGAGTTGTTGTACCGTCGTAGCGTACAATGTTATCCCAACCGTTAAAGATGTATGTGTAGGCGTTAGCTTGCTCAGTATGTACCTTTTTACCAGCAGTAAAGACTACTTCTACTGCACCAGAGGTCGCACATGTCGCCCAAGTCGCACCGTCATTAAGAGAACGGTATATTCTACCGCCTGCTATGACAAGTAAGTGAACTACATCATCTACCATCACGTGCATACACGCACCGTCGATAGCATCAGCACTTGGAGCTGTACCAAACCAGCCGACACCAGGACGAACTTTAGGCGCACCGTCTTCAGCTAGGGTCATATTACGAGCTTCTTTTAAAGCGTTTTTCGGAAGTTTACTATCGTCAACGACAGAGATAACACCCCTACCGAAGTTGTCCTGGCTTAATGAAATGATATTAGCAGGGTTATCCGGTAACTGTGAATAGATGTTAGATGATACTGGCACGTGTGTGTACCCCGAATCCTGCACCTTGACTGCCAAGATTGTCAGAGCGTCCGTATGTGCCTGTGTTGTTATCAATCTTCATGTTCTGTAGAGCTGTTGTCGCTTCTTGTTTGTGAACCTTGACTGCGAATCCGTTACGAGCGTTCGTAAAGCGTGAAGCTAGCATGTCATGTATTAAGAAGGTTGGATCAGACATTTCTATAAGACTTGTACCTGTTGTAATCGGAGTTGGCTCTTTTAAGTAGATAAAGTCGAGTGTTTCTCCGACCATCGAGTCAGTCACAGTACGGAGATGAAGCACGAACCCTTGTGTTGGACTACCTGTAAACCATGCGACATTCTGAGAGATCAGGTCTACTTGTGGTGCATCAACGACAGGCAGTACAGATCCCCCGATAGTAATTTGCTTCGGTGGTTTACGCATATCATCTACGTCGTATTCAAGAGTTCCACTAGAGATGACTTCACCGCCATCATCACTAAAAGTTTTCCACAGTTCGTTCCATTCAATACCATCAGCACGAGCCCATTTACGTTTTGAGTTCTGTGCAAGTTGTAAGGCTATTAAGTACTCAGGATCAGTAGGACCTGGTATGTTAGTCGCTTGGCCTCTATAGAGCGTGAAATACTCTGGGAAGATGTCATCGAAGGTTAGTGCTGCCATTTTGTTTTCCTTTCGGCTAGAGTTTATGTCTGCCTGTTTTTGTGTGACGTTTTGTCTACTTTGATTATACAGACTTCGAGCGTTTAACAGTAATCTTTTTTAGTTCAGTTCGTGGCTTTATTTTTACGACTTTTGCTTTGACTTTATTCACTGCAGCAGCTTTCGATGCACCAGTGTGTGAGTAGCTACCACCAGCGTCAGGTGAGATACCAGAGCCTTTACCAGATCCGCCAGACTTAGAGTAGCCATCTTTCTCTTTGCTATCTAATATACCGTTCTTGTTAGCATCTTCAGTATCAGCCACTTCAGTGACTTGTTGGTACTGTTCCCATGACATCGGAGAAACACCTTCGATCTTACGCATCTCATTGATGATGTTAAGCTGTGTTTCTTCGTAAGCTTTCTTCTGCGCTTCATGCTCATCGTAGTAGGCTTTGTTGAAGGATTTCCATTCAGGTGATCCATACTCTAGTTTCTTTCTCTCATAAACAAGTGGGTATTTCTCAGCCCAAGCAGGGACTTCAGTAGAGTCTTTATCAAAGTAGAAACTACTCAGTTGGTCATCTAATGCGTCCCATTGTTTTACTCGTTCTGTTGGGTTGTACTTGCCAGGTTCAGCAGGTGGGAGAGAGTCATAGTAAGCACTACGTGTCGCCTTGTAGTCTTTGTACCACTGTTCTTTATTGAGTGCGTTCCGTAGAGCAAGATCTGTTCCAGTTGGTGAACTTTGGTACTGAAGGACTGAGCGAGCTTGGTCATCTGGTAGATCATAGAGAGGATCATACGGAGTACCTAGGTCGTTCTTGAGCTGTTTCTTGCGGTCACGCATCATGTGGAAGTTGGTAAGATCTTGTCCACCCTTAGTGTTGGTATTCCAGTACTCAGGGTTTACGTGATTACCGTCCATTGAAGAAACGTAGTTATTGTATTGGTCTGGTTGATTTCTCTTAAGGTCGTCTAGGTATTGGTTGTATTGACGACCACCTTGTAACATAGCAGTCCTAGCACCAGCATCTACTTCTTTGAACTTTTTAGAGTAATCATCAGTTAGAGGTCGTTTGTACTGTCGAGTACCTTCACCAGTCACTGCCTGTACTAAGTTAGAAACACTCTGGTTTTTAGTAAGTAGATCAAGTGGACTTGCTTTACCTTGAATAACTGACACAACATTAGGTGCATCTTGGTAATCTCGCATTGTAGGAGTGTAGCCTTTCCCTGTGACAAGCCCCATAGCTAGTTCTAGCCCATTTGGTCCTTCAGCTTGGATACGTCCATCTCGGTTTTCGTAATATCCTTGATTGTGCGCTTTTAATACATCTGCAGTCTTCTTAGCTTGAGTGCGGAACGGTATGAGCATCTTCGCGGACTCTTTCGCAACGTTCAGTGGTTGGTCCTCTACTCGTCGTTCAGCACCATAGGTTTCACCTGCAGCTTTGCGCTCATCTGCAATCTGGTTTCGTCGGTTAGCAAAGTAGAAGTTACCAGCTACACCGACAGCAGGAGAGATACTGAGTGTCTGTACTACTGTATCCATAGCGTTTTTATCTTCTTCATCTATGCCTGTAAAGTCACCTGAAGTTGCATTTGTGAAGTCTCGCATACCAAGTACTTGCATAATAGGAACACCAGCAAGGACTGCTACACCAATCTTAGGGACTAATTCTGCACTAATACCTCTTGCAACACGTTCAACTCTTGTCTTGTTTGCAAACTTACCACCAGTATCAGCACCAGCAAGTGTACGCCCAAGTCGTTTTGTGGCTTGTAATGACCAGTTAAGATACTGTGTAATCGTACTCGGAGCTTTACCAACAATCCTATTGGCAGTCGCTAGCTTGTGAGGAAGCATCGTAGTAAGGAAGTCTTCCATGACTTTATCAACTAATGCACCACCCTGTAAGCTACCGCCCTGTGGTGACTTGTAGTAGTTTTCTGCAGCTCGGAAGTACATCTCAGTCTTAATCTCCTCTACGTAGCGGAAGAATAGGAGCTTATTCTCGACTGCTCGGTATGAGTCATAGACTTTTCTCGCAAGGTTAGTAGTATTATCAGCCCATATCTTATCAAGTTTCGATACATCAGGTATGTCGTTAGTAGCAAAGTGTGAGTTAGTCTGTCCGTATTTCTTAGTAAGTGCAAAGCGTTCACCGTCTACTTTACCGAAGCCAAACTTGCCATTCTTCATATCTTTTATCCCGAACTTCGCAAAGATGTTCGCCACATCACCAGCTTCAAAAAGTGCAGATACAATGTTTAATCCTCGGAGTGACGCGTTGATACGCTCAGAGAGGAAGCGGTCAAACTCCTGTGCAGCGTTCTTTTTATATGAGTCAGTTAAAATTCTACCGTTGATCTGTTCGTTAACGACCTTGTTCATCTTCGTGCTAGTAAAGCGTGTCGTCTTACCAACTCGGAATAGCTCAGATTTAGCGACATTCTTGAAGGCTCGCTCAAATATACTTGCAGCGTTCTTCGCTTCAACACCGTTACGTGCCATTGATTTAAGGGCATATTCAACTGCAGAGTTAACGGAACTTTGATCTGCGTCAGGCATACGACTTCTAATACTCTGTTCAAGAGCAGCTCCAACTTGGTTCTCTGGGACGTTGTTTGTCGTGAGTACGTCTACAAACTCATTAGCATATCCGACAGAGTTATCAAATTGTTCAAAGCCATTCTTGTAAATACCAGCCCTCTCAAGCATAGCTTTTGGTTCTTGGACAATTACGCCAGGACTGTAGTTATTGTCAGCCTGTACGTAGCCTTCCTTTTTACCAATGCTGTAGAGATCAGCTAGGGTGTCATTGGTCAGTACACCTTCACTGTTAGACTTGTCTTTGATCTTCTTCTGTAGCTCGATAGTCTCTTTCGCGGCTTCTCGGACATCATCAGGGGTCATAGGTCGTTTATCCACAACTGCAGCATCGTTAGTTGCTTTCTGTACAAGAATATCCCTGTTCTCAGCTTTCACAATGTAGTCAATCTGTGGGTTATCACCGTAGTTAATCTCATCTAATTCGTAGGCGTTGGTACGCTTTTCTTTATAGCCAAAGTCAGCTAGATCTTCACGACTGCTAGGGAGTCCAGGATCGCCTTTAACCTGTGGCGTGTAGAAGTCCTGTTGTCCCTCAATCGTTGTACCAGACTTTTCTAGTGATCCTCTAGCTTGGTCTAATCGGTTGGTGTAGAGGTTAGCAGCATTTACTTCATCAGGGGTCATCTGGTATTCTTTACGGTTTGCAGCAGTCATCTTGCGTCGTATATCTTCAGGTTCAAAGCCAAGATTGCGGACTTCAGTATTGATGTTGTCTATCTCTTTGCCAGCCTTAGCGATTGCATCATTAAGTGCCATAGTGAACTCATCAAGCACTTCACCAGTGTTCGGGTCTACATTTACAGGGCGTTCACCTTTGAGTGTGTTATCAATAAAGTCATCGTAAGTAGGGTAGTTATAGCTGTCAGCAGGGTTTAGTTGCGTTGGTTTTGCAACAAATTGTCCATCTATGACACGACCTTCCACACCATTTTGTACAGTATCATAGTCACCTTTAGGAGCTGTTACAGGCGTTTCAGATGTACGTGTATAATCTAGAGCACCATCTACTTCACCATAATTAGCTTTTCTTCGGAGCATAGCAGTATCAGATTCTACTATCCCATCATCTGCCAGTGACTTCTTGTACTTATCATAATCTGTTCGATCTAGGAATTGCCATTCACCATTTGCATCGAGCATTTCACGTTCAATTTGTTTTTTGCCTGTCTCTTTATGAGTTCTAATACTTACTCTTTGAGGGTATTCATTACCTGTTGGATCATTCAATTCATAGCGCTCATACGTAGAGAATTGACTATCTTCTATCGTTGGCTTTGGTTGGCTACTACCTACACTATTGTTTTTTTGAATCGGTATTGTCGCACTATTACCCTGTAATTCTGCAATACGATTTTCTTCTGAGATAGTCAATTTACCACCACGACTATTATTTGCTCTACGATATATAGAACTTATTTCATCTTGTGGATTAACTGTTTCGGGCTGTATTCTCTGTTGTGTGACGTTATTACGGAGTGCAGCGTTAGAAGTGTTATCAGCATTACTCTGAGCAAGGCGGTCTAATTCACTACGGATAAAGCCACCAGGATTCTTGATTTTACTAAAGTCTGTGTTCTCAAATATGTTCTGTAGACTACTCATAGATACGTTATTAAAGTTACGAGGATCTACTTGCATTTCTGTTAGGCGAGCCTGTATATCTTCTCTAGTAAGACGCTGTGGTACTTCAGGAACTTCGGCTTGAACACGTGCTTCTACCTCAGCAGGATTCTTTTGGAACTCAGCACGACGTTGTTGTAGGCGTTCAAGGTCAGAGTTGACTTTAACTGTTTTAGGTTTAGGAGTAATAGCGTCGTCAAGCATGTCATCTACTTGGTTACGTGGTTTATCACCGTTTATGTAACCACCCTGAGTAAGTGATTCACGCTCTTTATTTAGCTTAGTCAGCCCTTGATTGATTTGTGCGCGACGTTTCGGGTCTGTTTCAACATCAAAAGCTTTCTGCATAGTGACGCGCGCTCGGTCTAATTCTTTGACTCTAGGGTTAGCTTGTTCTATCTTTGTATTCACTACTTTTGCAGTTTTACCAGCTTGTCGTCCTGCAGACCCTAGCATCACACCAGTTCCTTCAGCCGCAGATCCTAGCAGTAATGGTCCACCATAGTTCATAGCAACAGAGGTAGGAGTGATTTCTCTACCCTGTACTTTATCGTTCACTAACTCAGATGTACCGTAGATAGGCGCTTGTTTTGCGTTACTTACGAAGATCTTTTTAGCAGCGTTAACTGTTAACCCTGTGCCTGCTTTAACACCCTTTGCTACGTTTCCTATAGGTAAAAGGCTAGATGTATCTACACCTGCCGCAATATATTCTTTTGCAAAGTCTGTAGGCTTACTCTTACCTTCAAGTGTATTTGTAGACATGAATGAAGTTCTACCACCATCAATAGCTTGTCCGTTACCCATCTCTTTAATGAGTTGTGTATACTCTCGGCTTTTCTCGTTAGCTTCATCAGTTTTACCCTGTATTTGGCTACTAAGTGCATCGCCTAAGCCATAGATACCAGTCCCTGCCTGAGTCGCAGTACCGACTGCGCGTTGTGTTATACCACCAATACCTTTGACGATATTAACCCCTGTACCGTAGGTTGCATCATTGATTGCACCTGTCGTTTTACCAGCCTGTTCAAACATACTCTTACCTTTATCAAAGATAGACTCTTGCGGTTTTGGCTGAATAATAGGTTGTTGCTGTGCTTGAGGACGAGAAACAGGGCTAACTTGTGCGTTATTAGCCCTTGTTGTAGCACTTCTTAGATTAGATTGATCACCAGGGACTACTCTGTCGACAGCACCACCAACAGTGTCAACGATGTTATCCCATAGTGATTTCTTTTTACGTGGGGCATAAGCCATGATAGCCCCTTTCTTACGCTGTTACAGTTTTGTCGTCTTTAACCCAAGCCGAAGGAATGAGTTGGCTTTGTTCATCTTTGTGCTTTGGAGCAGTTCCGAGAGGACCAAGTACTGCACCACCAGTGTTAGTAGTACCACCGTTACCTACTTGTAGACCACCACCTTCATAAGTGAATGGGTTAGCAACTTCTTGTCCTGCTTGTTCCATTTGTGAAACTTGTGCCTGTACACCGTTGTAGTCAAGCCCACCAATCTTAGCGAGTTCTTGCTGTGTAACTGCATCAACTTCATCTAATTGACGAGAAGCATCACCAACAACACGATCACGAATACCCATATCAACAGCTCCACCAACACCTTGACCCTGTGCTTGTGCATCAAGTTCTGAGAGGTTTTGCCAGAGTTTCGTACTAATCTCGTTAACCTTAGTATCGCGCCATGACTTGAGTCGTCCAAGACCTTGTTGACGTTGGATACCTAAGTTATTTTGGTCAGTTTGGAATGTATTTTCTGCAATCTGAGCTTCGTTATTAACTGTTCCTGCCTGTTGGTTGCCTTGTCGAGCTAATGCACGTGCCATAGCTTCAGCAGCACCAGAGTCCATAGCATTCATGTTAGCAAGGTTAACTGCACCAGAGCGCATACCTTGACGTACACCTGAAGCAATTGCGCTCATAGAGCGTCGGAGATTAAGAGCGTTGTTCACGCGTCCTGAGTTAATTGTGTTCTGACCAGTTCGCTGACCAGTCACAAAGTCTTGTGCGTCAATATTATATGCGTGACGATTTCCAGCAGCAGTAGAGCGACCTTCTGATTCATGTCCACCTTGTTTAACACCTACATCACGACGAACGTTATTAGCGTTGGCTTGGTATTCAGATCGAGACCCCCATGTTCGCCCTGTTGGATCAGTAAAAGTTTGTGGTCTAGGAGTGTTATCCACAGTAGGGTTATTTTGCACACCAACATCTGTACCTGCAGGACCACCAAGATAATTAGTTGTAGCAGTAGCTCCCCAAGTTTGACCAGCAGCAGGAGAACGATCTCCACCAGCTTTAGATACAAATGGGATCCAGTTTGCATCACCACCAGTTGCATCGGTCCATAAGCTATTCTGCAAATGTCCAACTAAAGCGCCACCAGCATTAGCTACATTCCTTAGACCACCTTGTGCGTAATTGACTACATCGCCTGGCTTCATTTTATTTTTTCCTTTTTTCGGTTTTTAATTAAACTATGGTTTATGACTTGATTATAGCACCAAATACTATCTCATAAACATAATTCGAGAGTAGTAGGCAAATTCTTCAAGGTCGATATAGACTTCTTTATCATCTATAGTCAGTTTGAATACTTTGTCCTTCTGTGCTTGCTCGTTTAAGTTCCACTGTAAGGTGACTTGGTGGTTCGCAGACTGATCTGTTAAATGCCCGATTCCTAGCTTCACAAGAGCTGTCACAGGTGGTTTACGACGTAAGTAGCCAACAGGCTTCGTCAGTACCTTTTTCGTCAGTGGGTCTAAATAAGGGTTAGCCGACATGAGCAATAATATCTTTTTGCTTAATAATACTGAGTTTGTCCTCGCCCTGTATGTCAATTACAGCGTATGGGTTAATTAAGACTTTATCGCCCACTTTAAAAGCTTCAACTAATTCACCAACAGCTTCAACTATCGCAATTGGTTTGTTCTGATTCCAGCGTGATTTAGGGATAAATACCCCTGCTTCAGTCTGTTTATCTTCTTCTTTCTCCATCGTAATGAGGAGCAAGTCTCTTACTGGTATATACATAAGTTCCCTTCGTTTATATACGCTTATTATACACCAAAAAGTAAAAAGCCCCCCTGCGAGGGAAGGGCTTTTCAACTTAACAATATCACGTATGTTAGACGTTTGCACCACCAGATACAGCCGCTTTTGAGCGAGTTGTCGGAGCAGTACCAGTTACACCAGAGGTAGTATTGGTCCATGCACCTACAGTCATTGTTTCAGCAGTGTCAATGTTCGTACCAGCAGCACCGTATTCATCAGCAGTAATGACGACTGTAGTAGCCGTTTTGCTCGATACGTTTACCTGTGGGTTCTTCGTTGTGCAGTTTGAGTACAACGTACCGCGCCCTGCAGGATCTCCCATGATCGCAGATTTGAGGTTATCAAGACTGTTTGTTGCAGCAGCACCAACCAATACCTGATTCTCAATTGCGTTTTCAACAGCAGTTGCTACCCATGTGTAGACACGACCACCGATAGTTACCGTTTCACCAGCAACAGCGTTACCAGACAAAGTTAGCGTTTTAACAGCTCGTACTTCTGCAGTACTAGGAGTTAGTGCTTTCTCAGCGTAGATAATAGCTTGTTCAAGCTTGCTATCGTTAGGGTAGTTAGCAGCTACAACAGATGCAACTGCAGCACGTGTTTCTAAAGCTCGTCGGCTAGACATATTATTTGCCTTCCTTCGTGTTATCAATCTCTACGATAGGTGGAGCAAGTTCGCCCCATTCTGTAAAGTAATAACCCTTTTTAAGCAGATCAGCAACACGCTTTTCTTCAGCTAATACAACTTGTTCGTCGTAAGTAAGCTCTTTTTCTTCTTTCTTAGCCATAATGTCTCCTTATTTTATTCCTGTTATTGGCGATACTCGGACAGGCAAGCCAGCTTTTCTCCCAGGAGTGATTTAGTGGCGGTTTTGTGTGAGTCCGCCAACTCAGCTATTAGCTAGCCCTTTCGAGGTCGACAAGTGCAGTAGATCGCTCGACACCAAGTCCGTAGATTGTGTGAAGAACAGATTTTACACCGATTGCGTCAACTGAGTCTTCCATCTTGTAGGTAGGCTTCAATTGCATTGCAAGACCGATTGCAGACTTGTGGAAGAACAAGTTGTGCGTGTTAGTCAAGTCATCAACGACGTTGTTAGACATGTAGATGTCCATACCGTAGACGCTAGGGACAACAGCTTTGCCAGATACAGCCAAGCCAGTTTTGCCAGTTTGGTCGTAAGCAGCGTACTTGTTGACGTTACGTAGGTCGTTCATCACCTTTGCACCAACAATACCAGCTCGCTCAGTCTGTGGGACGTTTGCAAGGTCAAGAGCTTGGACAACTGAGAGAATGTCAGCGTCGTCTACAGTTGCACCACCAGCGACGTTAGTACCAGCAGATGCGTGAAGTGAAGCAAGGTCAGTGTCGATAGCACGTGCAAGAGCTTCTTTCTGCGCACCACGATACAACTCTTGTAGAGCGTAGTTGCTTTGTACCTTCGTGATGTCTTCAATAGTGAAGGCAAGGTATTTGTGCTTGTTGATCGTGATTTCGATTTCAGTCTCAGTGTTTGCATCGTAAGTAACGGCTGTACCAGCAGTTTTGTCACGTGCGTCGTATGTTGAGAGGAAAGGAATGTTTAATTTATTCCCACCTGAAGCGAGGTCATCACGCTTAGTAACCAAGTCTTTAAAGTAAAGTGCTTTATAGAATGGTTTTTCAATTTCTTTGGTCCACTTCTCTGCAATAAGTTTTGCAGCAGTTGTAGGCGTAATATTTCCAGCAGCCATAGTAACTCCTTTTATTTTTTGGGTTTGTGTATTCTTTTAAGAATATCTTGATTATATAACTAAATTTACAATTGTGCGAGGATTTGTCGGTCAATTTCTGCTTTGTTCTTTTCGTATTCAGCAGCAGACATCTTCGATATATCGCCAGGCTTCAGTGTTCCAAGACTCTTTGACGGTGATCCGCTTGGTCTGATACCTGTTTGAGCGCGTTGTTTGACAGAGTTCTCGATAATCTCGGATTCGTTACGAGCAGCCCAACGTTCCATCGTTTCGACTTCACGCTCGACAAACTTTTTAAAAGATATGTCGGTTCGTGCAGCAAATTGAGTGTCGGGGTTATAGCCAATGTGTTGGAAGAACTTTTCATGCATTTCTTCTGCAAGGTCTTCGTCCCAATTGTCTTTGTCGTCCTGGTTCAAAAAACTGTACTTTGGATCTGTTTTTAGAAGTTTATCTTCGTATTCAACAACGGTCCAAAAGTTCTTTTGTTCAGCAAGGCGGTTGGCGAGTTCCGCTCCTCGTTGCCTTTCCAGTTGTCCGTACTTTTCTCGATCTTGTTGCAAAGCATCTACTTCATACTCACTCGTTTGATTGTAGTCAATCGGCTTGTAATTAGGGTCTGCCTGAAACAGCTCTGGTCGGTTTAACGTGCTATTCTGCTCACCTTGTCGACGGATAGACTCAAGATAGCGTTGGCGTTTAGCTTCACGTTTTTGCTTACGAGTTGGTTTCTTTTCGGGCTTCTGTTCTTCGACTTTAGCTTCTTCGATTTCGTCTTCCTTTTCAGGTTCGTCCTCTACTTCAGCTTCATCTTCTTTTTCAGCCTTGTCTTCTTCCTTATCGTCAGTTTCTTGGGCTTCGTCTACTTCAGGGGTAGAATCTTCTTTCTCTGACTCCTCTGGCTTTTCAGCTTCGGGTCTGCCGTCATCGTCAATCATGGCGGCTTTTACTACCTCGTCTAGGTTTGGATCTAGGTCGGCTAGTTTTGTCATATCACTCTTTCTTTTTCGCTCCGTTATGCAGGGCGTTCGCATCAACCGCTAAGTGGGTCGTACACTGTAATGTAATAGTAGCATATTACTTTGCATCTTTATATATAGGACCAAAGGGTACTAATATAGGCTCACCGTCTTTACCTGTACCACGTAACATAACCCCTGTCCCGATCCGTTTGCCATGTACTGACATACCTATATCACAGGCTATCTCGTTACCGACTTGATACCATTCATGCACATGACCTGTCAGATTGTCTTTTAAGAGGGCTTGGATTTCATCTTCTGTTAGGTGGGCTGTACGCTCAGGGCGTTTAACTCCCTTCCAGTCAAACCACTTATCAGATGCTACTTCGTATTTTTTACGCATCAGAGCTTCTTCTTAAAGCTATCTAATGTACGAAGGAGTGACTCAAACTCTTGAATAATCGTGATTGCACTATCCCAGGCATCAGAGCGTTCTTTTTTAGTCAGCTTCTGCACAGGAGTACCGCCAGGGGTAAACTGCGAGAAATAGTCAATACGACTCTTTAGATAGTCAGCAAATTGAGGATATTCTTCAGAGTTAGCTACTTTCTCAAAATCACTTACTTTTCGTTGTGCTTTTTGGAGTGCAGGCGCTTCTGGCTTCGTAATGTCAGAATCACTGATTATTGAGTTTGCTCGCATTTATTTCTCCTTAGTTTTTTCCGCTAGTTCTACAATCCTAGCTTGCAACAAACGTAAATTCGTCTGCTGTTGCTCTATAGCCTGTATGCAGTCAAAGGCGAGGGCTTTGGCTTGCAGTTCGTGGGCTTCGACTGGACTTAAATTGTTCATATTGTCTCCTTAGCTTAGGGTTAGTGTTCCGCTTCTTACAGTACCGTCGCTGCCTTTCAGTCGGAATGTCAAGGTAGTGTTATT